GTGGAAGTGGATCAAGAGACTATTTGGAAAGCCGTCCGCGACTGGCCCAGCGCCAGCCTCGCCGAGCTTGCCATTAGAATCCACAACCGTCTCCACACCCGCCGCGAGCAAAGCCTACGACGAGCGCCGACTCAATACCCCGAACAAAAGCGGCAGACCCATTACGCCGACCATGATCGTGTTGCACCACACCAGCGGTAGCTACAACGGCTCCGTCTCTTGGTGCATGAACCCCGCCAGCAAAGTGAGTTACCACGTCATCATCGCCCGCAACGGCAACCGCACCGTCCTCGCCGACGACACGGCGCGCTGCTGGCATGCAGGCATCAGCTCATGGCAAGGCGCGCCGGACTGCAACAGCTACAGCCTCGGCGTGGCATGGGACGGCGACACCTACGAAGACCCGCTCGGTGAAGCGGCGATGGAGTCCGCCATCCAATACATCATCCCGCGAATGAAGAAGTGGCACATCCCCATGAGCCGCATCGTCACGCACCAACAAATCGCCCCCAACCGCAAGAACGACATCAGCCCCGCCGACGCGGCACGTTTTAAGTCCCGCTTAAAAGCTGCCCTCAACTAATCCCTCAACCCTCATCTCTTAACCCTCAACTTTCCAATGGCCAAAACAATCGGACAACTAACCCAAGCAACCACCATCGGCGGCGCCGACGAACTCGTCATCGAGCAGAGCGGACTGACCAAGCGTGTCGCTGCCTCTGTGGTGCGCGGCGGATTGGTCAATGCGGACATTGATGCGGCGGCGGCTATTGCCGGAAGCAAGCTGGCGGATGACGCAATTACAACTGCCAAGATCGACGATGATGCCGTGACAACGGCCAAAATCCTAGACGCCAACGTCACGCCTGCAAAACTTTTGCAGCCGCTTACGCTGGCAACAGCGCAAAACACAACGAGCGGAACCAGCATCGACTTCACTGGTATTCCGTCTTGGGCGAAGCGGATTACGGTGATGTTTGTGACGGTCAGCACGAGCGGAACTTCAAGCGTAAGAATCCGGCTTGGCACTTCGGGAGGGCTTGAAACATCTGGCTATGTAGGTTCGTCCAGCGCGGTAGCCTCTACTGTTGCCACTATAAATTTTAGCTCTGGCTTTGATTTAGCTGATGCTGCAAGCGCGGCCAACCAAAGAAGCGGCTTGGTCACATTTGCATTGGTTAATGCAAACACATGGGCGGTTAGTGGCTGTCTAAGCCTTAGTGACGCATCGCGTACGCTGCTAATTTCTGGCGCAAAAGCACTTTCGGCGACACTCGACCGCATTCGCCTAACGACCGTCGACGGCACCGACACCTTCGACGCTGGTTCGGTCAACATCATGTATGAGGGCTAACATCTAAATGCCCTTAGAAAGCCCCATCCTCCGCGACGGTGACGCCGGATTCGCAGGCTATGCCTCGCGCATCAATCCGGTGGCGCTTCCCGCTGGCATGCTCCAGCTCTCGGAGAACATGCGGCTGGATCGTGGCGTGGCGGTGACGCGCAAGGGTGCCAAGCGCATGGCGGATGCCATCAGCGTGGCCAGCTCGCCGCTCACGGTGCCCTTCGTGCTCAACCCTGCGCCCAACGCGCCGATCGTGCAGAGCGTCTATAGCGGCGGCATCTTCGCGGCCAGCGTCTACCGCTCGCCGGATCAGGTGCAGAGCGCGGAGATCGTTGTGCTGGCGGGCGGCGACCGTGCTTACACGATCCTCTTGGACGACAACCAATCCTTCGCCGGTGTCTGGGCTGGCGGCTTTCTGGTCACTGATACCGGCGAGGAAATCGTGGACGAGAACGGCGACACTATCGTCATCAGCGTGCTCCCGCAGGAGCTGGGCTACCCGACATCGCCGGACGAGGTCATCGAGCCGACCGACACCATTTCCATGACGCAGGCGAACGACCGCCTCTACCTCTTCCGCGAAGCCGACGCCTCGCGCCCGGGCTGGGTGGTCAAAAGCGTGACCAGCGGCGGCATCACGGTGGCGTCCACCACGGCGACTGTCAATCTGACCGGCCACGGATTCCCCGCTGGCGCCCGCGTGCGCATTGAGGGGAGCAATGTCGCGGCATTTGACGGCGTGGAATACGACATCGCCACGGCGTCAACCAACTCTTTCACCATCACCGTGCCGAGCGGCACCGCGACCGACGCCACAACGAGCGGCCGCACCATCCGCCGCGTCAAGGCACCTCTCTACTGGGACGGCATCACAACCTCCTTCGTCCGCAGCCCCGCTGGCGTGCCCGCCGGACTCTCGGCCACCTACAAGACCATGCGCAGCACACCTTGGGGCACCTACGTCAACAACCGCCTCGTTCTTCCTGACGGCAAGAACAACGTGCTCATCAGCGATATTTTGGACGCCAATACCTACGATCCTTACTGGCAGTCCTTCCGCGCCGGTGCGGGCAGCAATGACTTCGTTGTCGCGGTGCATCCTTGGGTGGAGAACAGCTTCCTCGTCTTTTGTAGAAAGTCCATCTGGTTGGCCGAGGTCAACCAATTCGCCAGCGTAGACGGCGCCTCTACGGCCATCGACACGGCTCTCAGCAAGCTCACGCTCCTCACGGATGAGGTCGGCTGCGCGGCCCGCCGCTCCATCGCCACGGCGGGGCAGTTTGTCTATTTCCTCAGTGACTCCGGTGTCTACCGCCTCGACAGCCGCCTCGACCTGAAGCTGCGCGGCGACACCAAGCCGCTCTCGGACCCCATTGCCAACCAGCTCGACGACCTCAACGCTACACTGGTCAAAAACTCGGTCGGGCTTTGGTATAGCAACCGCTACTATCTGGCGGTCCCGCTCGCCGGTGCGGACAACAACAACGGTGTGTTTCTCTACAATGCGCTGAATGACCGGTGGGAAACCCGCGACATCTACGGCTTCGGCGTGGACGACTTTGTCGTAGCCACCCGCGCCAACGAGCGCCGCCTCTTTGTCAGCAACAAGGCCGGACGCCTCATGCTCCTCGACGAGATCGAGGAAGGCGACCAGTCGCCCGATGTGCAGGCCGATGTCATCACGCCGGTGCCCGGCCGCATCGTCACCCGACGTTACGGTATGGGCAGTATGAGCACAAAACGCTTTGTCCGCTCGCTGGCCGATGTCGTGCTTCCGAACACCGGATCGGTCACGGTCAAAGCCATCACGATCAACCCCGACGCCACGATCACGCTGGTTCCGGGGCAGACCAACACGTCCGGCCTCGCCGAAGACTACACGCTCAAGCAGCCGATCCGGCAGAAGGCGCATTACTGCGAACTTGAATTTCTAACCACGGCGAATCGGCCGGAGATCCGCAACGTCAGCATCGAGGCGGCAGGACCGAGCAACCCGCCGACTGAGACACGCAACGCCGCCTAACCCTCAACTCTAAACCCTCAACTCTCAACTACTCCAATGGCAACCGTAACCGCATCCTACAACTGGGTCAGTGGCGAAACCGTGACCCCCGCGAAACTCAACTCAACCGGCGCGCCCACTGTTGTGCTGGCAGATGGCGAAGTGACCAACGCCAAGCTCGCCACCGGCATCGATGGAGCAAAAGTTGCTCCAGCCTTCGGCGCACAAGACATCACCGTCAGCACTGCCAACCGTTCGATCACCAACACCGGCAACTTTGCGTTGTCGTTTGGGACAAACAACACCGAGCGCGTGCGTATCGACGCCAGCGGGAACGTGCTTGTCAACACGCAGAGCGCGGGCGTGTCTAATGGTTTATCAACCACCATCGAAACGTCTGGTCTTGATGCCAGCCGGATTACCGTCAATCACGATTCAGCCGGATCAACCAACAACTCAAATTTTATGCAGTTTGGATATGGAGGCAGCCTGACAGGGCGCATAAGCCAAAACAGCACGACAAGCGTTGCCTACTTAACAACTTCAGATTATCGACTGAAGGAGAATGTTGCGCCAATGACGGGTGCATTGGCAAAAGTTGCGGCGCTCAAACCATGCACGTTTCAATGGAAATCCAGCGGCCAACAGTCGCAGGGATTTATTGCGCATGAGTTGCAAGAAGTGTGCCCCGAGGCGGTCGGCGGCGAGAAAGACGCAATAGATTCCGATGGAAAGCCAATATACCAAGGCGTCGATGCAAGCTATCTGGTCGCCACGCTTGTCGCGGCCATTCAAGAACTGACCGCCAAAGTCGAAGTCTTGGAAGCTGCCGAAAGCCGATGACCCCATGGCAAAAAGCAAAACACTGGTGGGACAGCCACAGCACGCAAGATTTCTGGGAAGTTGTCGGCGAGCATCTGTCGGCGGGCTATGTGTGGAACAGCCCAAGCTGCTTCATGCTGGCCAAAGCCTGCCGGTGGAACGCGGAGGAGCAAAACCTTGAACTCGGGGAAGCTAACTGCTGGTTCGTCACTTTGGCTGCTGGCACTGCTGGCACAAACCCTGTGCGGGAGTGCCTTCGTGTGGCGCCGCATCCGCAGACCTTTGTGGCTTGGTGCCGCAGGGGGAGCTTTGAGCCGCGAGTCTACGATTGGGAGAAACTAATTAGCAAAACAGGAGGACAATAATATGGGAGGTGGAGGACCATCATTTACACCAGCACCAGTGCCACCGGCACCGGCGCCGATTGATTATGACAAAATGGCCGCCGCGAGCA